GTCATACAATCTTACGATACAGCCTTCTTGAAGAAAGAAACAGCAGACTATTCTGCCATCACCACATGGGGTGTGTTCTATCCAAACGAAGATAGTCCAGCTAATTTAATATTATTAGATGCTGTTAAAGGACGATACGAGTTCCCAGAACTTAGGCGTCTAGCTTTACAACAATATAAATATTGGCAACCAGAGTCCGTGATTATCGAAGCAAAGGCATCGGGCCTACCACTAATGTACGAGTTAAGGCAAATGGATATACCGGTTATCAGCTTTACACCGAGCAAAGGAAATGATAAACATTCTAGAGTAAACGCCGTTGCACCTCTTTTTGAGTCTGGAATGATATGGGCGCCAGAACAGAAATTTGCAGAGGAGGTGATCGAGGAATGTGCAGCATTTCCAAACGGTGATCACGACGACCTTGTGGACTCTACAACACAAGCGATCATGCGCTTCAGGCAGGGCGGATTGATTCAGCACCCTGAAGATTATATTGACGAAAAAAAAGATCCCAAACCTAGGACTTATTATTAATGGCTAGAAAAGTTATAGATATTATTTACAACCTCGTTCGTAAGAGACTTGCCGTATTTAATGCCAAAGCAAGTGGCTCAGGTATAACTAGAATACCTACAGATAGACAAATTAAAAAAAGCATGCAGGATGTTTTTCAAACACTTAAAGATGGTGGATACAATGTTGTGTCTGCAGAAAAGGTTATTCAAAACGAAGATGATCTTGCTAGAATTTTAACAGAGATACAACAAAAACAAATAGCAGACGCAGCAGCCAGACAAAAAGCTGCTGAAGGCATTGAAAGAGTTTTTGATAAGATGAGAAGAAATATACCTTTAAATCCAGACGATCAAGCTGCTCTTCAAGGTTCTGGTTTCAAGACAGCCTTAGATAATTTTAAAGGCTTTGAACCTAAAGTCATACCAGGTGGTAAAAAACCTAGAGACAAAAAATCAAAAGGCGGTGTTATAAACGCTATAAAAAATTTATTAAAAAAATCTAAACCTAAAAAATCTGGAGATAAGATTTATGGTGTGGGTGGAGAAGAAATAGATGTTGCTGATTTTAAAAAATCACTTGGTCTAGATGAAGCTACTGATAAAAAAAGTATGGAAGATTTAGAAAAAAAATTACAAATGATTATTGGCAGAGATAGAACAAAACATTCAAAAGGCGGTATAACAGCTGCTGTAAAAAAATTAAGAAAGAAGTTTGGCAAAGACATAATTCAAAAAGGTAAAGCACCAAAAGACAAAGGCGGTAGAAAAGAGCTTAGAAAAATGTTTGAAGAGTTTAATAGAAAAAACAAAGCAGGTGGTGGTCTAGCTTACATGCTAGGTGAGCCAAGAGAAAACTTTGCTGACGGCGGTATGTCCAGAAGAACATTCTTAAAAATTATGGCAGCACTAGCTGCATTTCCTATTGTAGGTAAGTTAACTAAAATGACTAAAGTTGCAAAAGGAACAGCGCCACTGGTTACAAAAACAAGTGAGATGCCAGAGCACTTTCCAAAACTTGTAGAAAAAATCTTAAGAGAAGGAACAGTGGTTGATGATCAGTTTGTTAAAAAAACAGGTAATGTAAGAACTTACAGACACCCCGACAGACCAGATATGGAACTTACCATCGAGGGAGATGGTCAGAGAATACAATTAGATTTTGACACCGACCAAGGTATGAGAGGTGGTTATGAATTTAAAAAAGGTGTCCCTGATGAAACAGTTCGTAAACCACCAGATGAATTTGAATCAGGTGAAGTTAAATATAAAATGTCACCAGATGGCGAGACTTATTCAAAAGATTTTGAAGAGGGTATAGACACAGGCACAGAAAATCTTGATGAGTTTGTAGGAATAAAAAAACAGAAAACTAGTAAGTCTAAAGTCAACTTACCTGAATCTGGCGATGATTTTGCAGACGGCGGATTAGCAGGTCTATTAGGAGAATAATGAAAGTAAAACATTACAACGAGATGATGGGATATCTTACTCGTCCAGGGTTCAATGGCGGTGGTTCGGTAAAAAAGAAACCTGTCCTACCTAAAAGAAAACCACCAGAAGAGGTTAAGAAAAGACAAAAGATAAACTACGAAAAAATAAAACAATTTCTTGGTGAAGAGTCTAGAGAGCTTATTGAAAGAGAGTTAGGTTTTAAAATCGGTGGGCAAGTTATCATAGATACTTATAATCAATCAAAAACTGATTTAGGTAGAAATCCAAGTGTAGAAGAATTAAGAGACGCTGTTCAAAAAGTAGAAGAGAAAGGTCGTAGACCTACTTTAGACCGTGTTAGAAGAGTTTTAGGTGAAGCTAATTTAGAATTGTTTGAACCAAGAGGTGGTTTAAAAAAAGCCATACTACAAGCTCACGAAGATTTAACAAAAGAATTAGGTAAACCTCCTACGACTAGACAAATAGATGAACTTACAAAAAATTTATCAAAACAAGAGAGCGCTGTTCAAAGATCTTCTGTAATATCTGAATACTTAAATGAAGCGGGTAAAAAATTTACTGTCTCTGACGCTGGTAGAACACCAGAGGCTAGAGCAAAAGCAGCTGCTACTTTAAGAGCAAAGGATAAACCAAGACTAGGTCAGCCAAGAAAAACACCAGAGGATATTTTACAGCGAGAACGATACAAAAGAATGGAAGATAAAAAAAGAGATCCTAGAAGAATTAAAAAGTCTTTATCAAAAGAATTAACAGGAACACCTCTTGATGTTCATCACCCTTTTCCTAAAAGAGAAAAAGAAACTTTAAGAACATTAATGTTATTAGATCAAGATGTTAACAGAGCAGGTATTGTTCGATCCATCGAAGAGCAAAGAAATAAATTAATTAGAGAACAAAACATATTAGTAAATAGACCTGCAAAGAATAGAAGAAGATTAGAACAGATAAACGCACAAATGAAAAAGTTTAGAGCGGAGTTAAGAAAGACTCCTTACGGTGGTTTTTTAGGTTTTCCTGTATCTAACGAAAGAGGTAAGATAAGTTACATAGGTTTTGATAAAGCTAGATCTTTAGCTGGTTTAAGAGAGGGAGATAAACTGTTAGATAAAGATTTTGCTAAAGCAAGTAAAAATCAAGCAACAAAAATTATTAACCTGACTCTTTCTAGTCTAGTGGATGCAGTGAATAAACTACCACCTATTGTTCAAGGACAAATATGTAATTCGTTGCAAGCAGGAGGTTTATCTAAAACATGTGCAAGAGCAATAAAAGAAAACCCATCTAAGACTGCTGAGATTGTTGAGCAAAAAACTTTAAATTTAAAACCCTCTAACGCAGCTACTAAAGCTTTGAAAGCAGCTAGGTTTGTTAAAAATGTTGCAGGTCCTATAGCTATAGCTGGTGAAGTGGCTTTCTCCGCACCTTTTGCATTATATGATTATGCGACGGGGGCTGATAGAGATGAGATAATTAGTAATCTTACATTTGGTATTGGTGGTAAAAGTCAAGAAGAACAGCTTAGAGAATTGTATGGCAAAGATTTTGGTCTTGCACAAAAAGCCATAGAGACAGGTGAAAGATTAGAAAATTTAGATAAATTACAACAGGGAACAAGAGGACAAAGAATTAGATCTAAAGGCAAGTTTGATATCGCTGCAAAACAATTTGAAGAACAATTAAGCCCTTTTATAAAAGATGGTCAATTTGATGAAGCGGCTTTCCAAGAAAACAGAAGACAAGAACAATTAGGTATTAAAAAATTTGGTGAAAAAAAAGCTGAAAGAGCTGAACAAAGAAAAGATACCTTAACAGGTTTAGAGATAGATCTTGGATTTGCAGGAGGCGGTCTGTTAAAACAAGCTGGAGATAGATCAGGTAAACCACCAGAATCAGGGCCTACACCAGATGGTCCTTCAGAGGGCTTGGCTTTTTTTCAAAAAAATGGTATTAAAATAAAGGAGTAATAAATGGCAGAAATAGAAAAAGGACTCCCAGGCGAAACTCGTACGCAGGTTAAAGTTCCTGCTGAGGATATCGAAATCAAAGAGGAAGTCCAACAAGAGAAACCACCAGTAGAAGTTATACCCGAAGAAGATGGCGGGGCGACTATCGATTTTGAACCAGGTGCAATAAACATACCTGGCACAGAAAAACATTTTGACAATCTTGCAAACATTTTACCTGATGATGTTTTAGAACCATTAGGTGGCGAGATGAAAAACAATTACATCGATTATAAGATGTCAAGAAAAGATTGGGAAAAATCTTATACCGATGGACTTGACCTATTAGGATTTAAATACGAAAATAGAACGGAGCCGTTTCAAGGAGCTTCAGGTGCAACGCACCCAGTGTTAGCAGAAGCTGTTACACAGTTTCAAGCTACCGCATACAAAGAGTTATTACCAGCAGACGGTCCAGTAAGAACACAAAT